CCTAACATACCAGAAAAAGTAAAAGGTGTGTCACTGAACAATGGCAGATATATTTTGTTTCTGGCTCAGAGGCTTAGCAAACTAAACAGATTCAGTCAACAATTAAAGAAAACAAATTACTACAACAATTGGACACGCAAACATCTTAAGGATGTTGTAGATTGGCGAGGTCGCTGATTTTTTTCAGTCTGCTGTCTCGTTCACACAGTTGCACATAGAGTTTTTTGTCTGTGCTCCATTCTGTGCCTGTCCACCATTCAAAACCTTTGAACTGACTTTTGTAGATACTGCTGGTTTCATAACCTGATCCCAGGTACAACTCAGACATATTTTTTTTCTTTGCCCAGGTGGCTTCCATGTCCACAGTGACTTTGGATATGGGCACAGTGTTGGCGTGTAACACACTTTCCACAGCATAACACTGGTCTGGATGTGCTCTGGCCAGATCTCGTCTGCTGTTGAAATTCAGCAGTTCTTCCTGAAACCAGTATCTTTTGATTTTTGAAAAACCAATTATGTTGGTGACATCACCCAGATAGTAGATTAGGAAACTGTCTCTGTCCTGCACACAAGCAAAAGGATCGTATAGGTCTTGGAACCGGGTTCTTTTCAAATATTTTTGGTACACAGATCGCAGTCCGGTCATTTCAATGTTGTGTTGTTCCGGCCGGATTTCCATCATCTGTATGTCTTGGCCTTGCCACTGCGCCTTGGTTTTTGGCGCACGGTATTTTCTCAGAGTTATTCTTGTTGATCTACTTTGGTAAAAACACTCCTGCAGGCGACCTTCATGCTGTATGGGATGATCCAGGGCCAACCATCCGTTGTCGATCATTTCTGCTTCTTCATAACTTTCTGGAATGGCATATGGTCTACACACCACAAGATCCTGTTTTTCCTGTCTGCCAAAACTGTGATTCCAAACATGTAACATTGTACAAATAGTTATGGGTCTGGAAAGATGTGCTAACGCACATCTGAAACTTCGCTGTGCTCGTTTCGTCTTTTGTTTGCGTCTCCTGTGGTAGATGAGCAGTCACAATTCGGCTATTGCTAGCCGAACCTCCTGTGGTGAGTTCACAGTCACCGTACATCGCTACCGTAGTCGGGCGGTTGTGCTGTACCCGTTTGCTCATTCATTACAACGCGAGCAGACATGACCCTTGTACGATATGTTCATGCCTACCTGAGGTTGGATCTGTTTCCCAGAGCCTCTTCATTTTGTTGTTACATCAAGGGATTCACCTGTCGCTGATAAAGCCGCATTTCCCTGCTCACTGTTTGCGATGCTATGTGTGCCTGTTGGTTTTTTGTGCTATTTTTGGTGTGCCTATCATACTTGTTTATATGAATTTCTTTGTGTGGTCAATCTTTTTGAATTTAAATATCACTATGACATGGCATTACCAAAATACAGTGGTTACACAATTACCAACTGACTGTGTGGGTTTTGTGTATGAAATCATCTGCCTCGAAAACAATCGCAGATACATTGGAAAGAAATTGGCCAAATTCAAGACCTTACGCTACAAAATGCATACGCAAAAAAACGGAAAAAAAGTACGCAAAAGAATTCGCGGCGCTGTGGACAGCGATTGGAAAGATTACTATGGTAGCAGTGATGCCTTACATGCTGACATTAAACGGTTTGGCAAAGACAAATTTAAAAGAATTATTTTGAGATATTGTAAGAGTAAAGCAGAGTGTAACTATTGGGAAGCACACGAACAATTTTCAAAAGGTGTGCTGTTAAGCGAACAATATTACAATGGTCATATAAGGGTAAGAGTACACGGTAAAGGTATTATACAAAAATAAAAAGCCTACATATTGCTATGCAGGCTTTTAAATTTAATTCAAAAATAATTAAGCCGCTTTTTCAGCGTTTTTTGCTTCTTGAATTTCTTTTCTTCTGGCTTTGATCAATTTAGACAGATTTGCTAAAGCCTTTCTTGCTCTTGTTGCAGATGCTTTAACACCTTTTTCAACAAACTTAGAATTTTCTTCTGAGTATGTTTGAATTTCTGTCATGATCGATTCATGTGTTTGTGACATAATATTAGTCCTTTGTTTGTTTGTTAATTAACATTGTTGTTATTAAAGAATGTATGATGTGGTTTTGTCAAGAGTTTTAATAAGGAATATATGATTCTTTTACCAAATCATAAATTTGATTTTTAAAAAATTTCCAATTTTTGATAATCATTACAATCTTTTTAGCAATAATATTATAATCTTGGGCAGATTCCATATGGCCTGGTTCTAATAGTTGTGCATTATGATTTTCCATATTATGCCGGTAAGTTATAAAATTTAAAACTATTTTTTCTATTCCGTAATCAATGTGTCCTTGTTTTTTCCAATTTAAAAAAGTACCCTGTCTACTTGTTAATACAAATATTTTTTTTGCTTTTGAATATAGTAAAGGTAAATTAGAATTAATATTTGACGAGCCAGAAGCAGTATGAATTAATATATCATATTCTTTTAAATTTTGTATACAATTTTTATCAGTTAAATCTAATATATCTTTCCCATAAAAATCTCCATCAACATATTTTTTTAATACATTGGCAAGTTTTCCATTACCACCTGTTATTAAAATATTTTTTTTAGTTGTCATTAAGAATTTTCCACCATTCAACAAAAGTTCCAGCAAAGTTAGTTTTTCTAATTTTGTCTAATTTTAATATATAATCCAATAATTTTTGACTGCAATCTTCGTTGGCAACATTTAATTTTTCTCTAATTGAATCAAATAAACTGCCCTTGTGTTTAGAAATTTTTAGTAAAACTTTTTCTTTTGCATGAATTGGCAAATATGAGATATCTAAAAAACCTTTATTCACAAACTGAGAATGCACTTCGCTACCAAAATTTTTCACTGCCCAAGTGTAAAACTCTATCATATAGAAAACATTTAATGATGAGATTGTATTGTAAGCAATAAGTTTAAAGTTTTTTTCTTTAATACTTTTTAGGTTTTCTATAAATTTTTCCCATTTTCCAGGATATCTCAACATTTCATACCTCGACTCAATATCATCAACACTTATTAACATATCAACTCTTTTATGTCTTTTTAAAATTTGCTCTAATTTTTTTGATGGTAATACAGTAAGATTTGTATTAAATTTTACAATAAGTTGTTCTGGTTTTTTTATTTTTTCTAAAAATTCTTCTGGATATTCTTGCATCAATGGTTCTCCCCCGTGAAACTCAACATATTTTAAATCATCGAGATCAAAATTGTTAAAGAATATATCAATACCGGGTAGTAATTTTTTTTTAAATCTAAATTGCTCACTAATTTTGTATCCTAATTTTTCAGCATCTGTAACCCATGACGACGATCTATGATAACTGCAAATCATACATTTGCTATTGCATAAAGTCCCGTATCTTATGCCGATGCTTTGTAATCTATTTGTTGATAAATTATTATCGTTTGCAAACTGATTTTGTGCTTTACGTCTAGATCTTATGTTTTTTTTATCTTCATTATAACACACATTACATCCTAAACCATGATAAGTTTTTGCTAAAATATCTTTTAAATGATTTACTTCTTCTTTATATTCTTCTATGCTAAATTTTTTAGTATTCCACACATTACAAGGTTGTAATTGTATTTTATTATTTTCAACAATAACATCTAGATGGTTGAACGGCTGTGTGCAAAACATATCGACTTCCTTATATTATTATTTCCACGTCATTAGCATAATTGGTAAATCCATTTTCTTTTACCACTTTTAGCACACTGTCAACTCTGCTGATTAGTTCATCTTTGTGAGATATCAAGAATATGTTTTTGTTTTGTGTTCGGGCCATGTCTTTGAGAACTGCCATTGAACTTTCTACACCAGATGTGTCCATACCAGCATCAACAAGTTCGTCAATAAACAACAAGTTGATCTGTTGATATAAGCCTTCCCAAACATCTCTGAATGCCCAACTCAAAGAAAGTATAAGTCTGTTTCTTTCACCTCTACTTAGATTGTCAAAATCTAGTTCTCTGCCAAGTTCTTCTATGGCCACAGTCAAGTCTGGTTTGAATTCTACTGTGTGTGGCAGTTTTACCTTTGCCAAATAGTTTGCAAGTCTTTGATTTAAGAATGTCAAGTTTTGTTCTATAATTTTTGTTCTCAAGAAACTGTCTTTTGCTGTTAATAGTTTGTACAAAAACTCTTGGTGTCTATATAGATCTTCTAGTTCATTTGCTTTTGTGTAGTCAATTTTTTGAATAGCACTCTTTGTAAGTTCCTGTATCTGTTCTGCATAAGGATCTTCTTTGGCTTCTGTCTGCTCCAGTTGTCTTTTTAGATCTTTTAGTGTGCCTTTGTGGTTGTAGGCTTCGTCTATTGAATCATAGTAAGTGTCTGGTATAACACCCAAGTCACCTATTTCATCTATCTGGTGTTGTATTTTTACAAGATCACTTTTTAGTTTGTTGCTGTAATCTTCGCTTTCTGTCAACATTGTTTGCAACTTGTCAACCAAATGTGTGTGTTTGTCATCTAGCAGTTCCTGTTCACAGGTTGGACATTTGGCATCTTTGGCATATTCTATGTCTTTTCGAGTTTTGTCTAAGTTTGAATCTGCTTTGGTCAAACTGTTTTCATGATATGCTTTTTCCTTTTGTAAACTTGTTAAAGTTTTTGTGTCTTCTGTGTGTTTTTGTAATTTTTTATGTGCATCAAGTTCTGCTGTGATATCCACTTTGTCCAGTTCTTCTATGGCATCATTGAACTTGACAATGTCTTGATCTTTTTGTGTTTGCCAAGCACTACTTCTTAATTTTATAGTTTTTATTGATTCACTTATTTTTTCATTGCTCTGTTTGATACTATCAAGTCTATATTTTTCACTCATTAGTTCGTCTTTTGTACCACGCATCTGTTCTTTAAGTAAATCTGCTTTTTCTGAAAGTATAGTGATACCTAGCAGTTGTTCAATTATTTCTCTTTGTTCTGCTTGTTTTGTTGCTAAGAAAGGCTGTGTGTATGTGTTTAAAGCAATGATGTTTTTGAACATGGCATGAGTCATACCTATCAGTTTGTTGATTTCAGCCTGTGTTTCTCTGTTTTCTCCTTGTGCTTCATTGCTGTCTTGTTCAACATCATTGATATAAAATTTTAATTTTTGAGGCTTCCTACCTCTTTCTATTGTGTATGTGATGTTGTTTTTTTCAAAAGTAATTGCCACCAACATGTCTTTGTTGTTGGTTTTGTTTACAAGATTGTCTTTTCTAATCTGTGTGAGAGCATCGCCAAACAGTGCATAACTGATTGCATTTATTATTGTGGTCTTACCTGTACCGTTTCTAGCACCTGCATCATCGCCACCAAGATCAATGTTTTCTCCCAATACTAGTACTAGATTTTTGCCTTCAAAGTTAATGGCCTGTGTTTGGTTACCCACACTTAAAAAATTCTTAACTGTGAGTGTTTTTACTGTTAACAAGTTTACTCCTCTTTTACAAATATACCGTCTACCATCCTGCCTTTTCTGTCTTTGATATCATCATAGGCTTTTTGTAAACATTCTTCTATTGTTATGTTGTTTCTTTTCATTATGTTGATCATTACCACCAACATGTCACCAAGATCATCTCTCATATCTTTTTCTTTGCACACAGAATCAGATAATTCACCAAGTTCCTGTACAAGTTTTAACACTTGATCTTTGTCTGTGCTACCAGCAATTAAGTTTCTGTCTTCGTGCCATTGTTCAATCAGTTTTACAAGTTCCATAAGTCTCCTAGTTTTTTACGTCCAAGTTGTTGTAGATTGCCATCAGTATTTTTTTGTCATATGTTTGTGAATCAACACTTTCCAATTGTTTTACAACTATTTGATCCACACTGTCAAACTTTTCAATCACAGCAGTGGTTTCTTGTGCTTGATTTACTTGTTCTGGAATCAGTTGTAGTTCTCTTAATTTGTATTTGTCAATGAATGTTTCTCTGATAAAGTTTGCTTCTTCATAACTTATTTTGATATCAAGTGTGACTCTCACATACATTTTTTCTTTTAGTAATGCGTCAGGATCGGCCAACAGTTCGCTAATTTTGTAGTTTCTGTATCTTGGCATGTCTGGCCAATTGATATATTTTGGTGCACCACCATATTCTAAAATCATCATGCCTCGTTCATCATCTCCAGCATCAGCATAGTTGTGTGGAAAAGCATTGCCCATGTAACTGATATTGTTTCTCACTTGTCTTTTATGAAAGTGTCCTGTAAACATGTATTCTTGGTTTACAAAATGTTCTGCTTTTATTCCGCCCACGTCTGGCATTTCAACCATGGCGTTCATTTGGAAATAAGGCAATTCAAAATGTCCAAACATATATCTCTGTTTCATCTGTGGAATACGTTTCCATTCGTCTTGCACAATCCACGGAATCAGTGCCACGTCTTCTGTTTCAATCCATTCATTCACAATGTGTATGTTTGGAATGTTTCTAATAAACTCCATGGAGTTTATTTCTCTTTTGTCTCTGTAAAATAAATCGTGATTGCCCATTAGCACATAGACTTTTTCAAATGCTTGACCCAATCTTTCCATATTGGAAACTGTGTAGTTCATTGTGGAAACGTTTGTGCTGGATCTGTGATGGTGCCAGTCGCCTAAGAATATACAAGTTTCACAGCCGTGTGCTTTGGCTTGATCTATGAACCAGTATATGAATGCTTCGCAATCGTCGTTGTGAATTCTTGAATTACCTTTCATCCCAAAATGGATGTCTGTAAAACAAGCGACTTTTTTAAAAAATGCCATTACTTTTTTACTTCCTTATATTTAAGTAGACTGTAATCTGCCTTGCCAGTTTTTTTCATGTGTTTATTAAATTGTGCCATGGATGTTTTTGTTGCCACTCTTATTACTTTTGTTTGTTCTTTTATTTTTTTATTTTGTTTTGCAATCAGTTCACTCATTTGTCTTGTCATAGATGGCATAAGATTGTTTTGTTCCATTATGTCATCTCTTATGTTTTGATTTTTCTTTTCAATGTTTAAAATTCTTGTAAAACTGTTTGTGATTGCCGCTGTGTAATAGGCAAATGGATTTTCTGATTTTGATTCATCAAATTGTAATCCTATTTGACTCAACTGCATCAAGGCTTGTGACTGCATTTCATCGTTGTAAGTGTAACCTCTCCAGTTGGATCTTGTTCCGTATCTTTCACACAATTTCATGTACATCTTTGCCAGTTCAGCAGTGATGTTTCCGTGATTACAACTAAATGATCCGTTAGACATTCCGCCAATCCAATGACTTTTTCCTACACATTTAGGTATTCCTTTTTTGTCAATTCTGTAGTGTTGGAATGGAGGAAAATTTACTTTGGTATGTCTATCCGCAACAGTTTTAGGATTATTTTTTCTAGTTGCATCTTCTGGAATATGGTCAAATGTCATCACTCTAAACACTAGATCAGTTTTGTCAATTTTTCTTGAGCTGACTTCAAAGTCTGACATTTTCAATTTATTTTTTCTGCCCGCGGCCGCTTTAGCAGTTTCCCATGCTTCTTGAGTCATTCTTTTGGCTTTATTTTTCCTCGCCTGTGATATAGTGGTTTGATTAATCTTTTTTACATCTTTTACAATTATATCATAACTGCTATCGTCATCAGACACATACGAACAATATGTGTTTTTACTAAAATGTATTTGTTTCAACAGATCACGATTGTTTAAGTAGTTTACTCTTTTCATAATTTTCTTTCAATTTAAGTTTAGAATGACCACAAACAGGTCTGTTGAAATGTGTTGTAAAACGGGCCGTAAAGTGAATAAAATGCGCCTATAATTGTGCCTATAAATATTGTTTATTATACGATATTTTTTATGGCAATACAACCACAAAGATCAAATCAAAAAACGCTGGGTCAAGCAGTGGGCCAAGCGGCAACAAATGTGTTCAACAGAACTCTAGGAAGACTGTTCGGTGCAGGTTTAAACAAAGGTGCTGAAAAAGGTATTTTTGGTGGTAATCCAAGCACAGCAAGATGGACCACAAGATCTGGTTCCACTGATTGGAGAGTCAAACTTACTATTCCTTCAGATAGTGACCTTTTGAATCAGATGTTTTTTCAAGGCAGTAACAAAAATGCGGCAGGAGGCACTTACAATCTTTTAGGACCACTTGTGCAAAACAACGGTATCATATTTCCAATAACTCCTTCGGTTATCATACAGCACACTGCAAATTATCAACAGTTGGCAACAACACATGCCAACTATCCGTATTATGCATATCAAAATTCTGAGCCTGCAAATTTAACAATAATAGGAGAATTTCCTGTTCAAAATCAAACCGATGCTGAACACTGGGTAGCGACAATTCATTTTTTAAGAGCAGTAACAAAAATGTTTTTTGGCGGCGAAGATCAAACTCGGGGAAATCCACCACCAATTTTACAATTCAATGGTTATGGTAATCATGTTTTTAAAAATGTTCCAGTGATTGTAACCAACTTCACTTGTGAACTTAGATCAGACGTGGATTACATTGCTACATCACAAGGTAGTGGCAGTATGAGACAGGCCAGCAAGTTGCCTGATGCTGTAAGAGGCACAGACACATTAACACTAAATCAAACTAGTGAATTACCTGCAACTTGGGCACCAAGTCTCAGCACAATAACAGTTCAGATACAACCTATCTACTCAAGAGATACAGTAAAATCATTTTCAATGAAAGATTTTGTTTCAGGAAAATTATATAACGGTCCAGCAGATAAACAAGGTACAGGATTCATTTAATGGCGACATATTCAAATACATCACCTTATTTCAAAACACCTGAAAATGAAATCAGTTTAGATTTTCTAGTGCCGAGACCAATTACTGCAGACCAAGACGATGTGTCTTATACAGTTGATCAAATTTATGCATATAGACCAGATTTATTGGCATATGATTTGTATGGCTCACCAAGACTTTGGTGGGTATTTGCCCAAAGAAACCCAAACGAAATTGAAGATCCAATTTATGATTTTGCCCCTGGAGTTACAATTCAATTGCCAAAATTAAGCAACTTGAAAACTGATCTAGGAATATAAAATGGCTATCGATGAGGCATACACTGAAAAGACCATACAAAGAGCCGAAGGTATAATTGGTCAAAAAAAACCCGACAGTTACGTAAGAGACAATGTTTTACACAAATATGCTTCATACAATTATGTGTTTACACTTTCTGCATTAAGCAGATTTGAATTAGACAACCCCAATTTCATAATGACCAATCCGCCTCATGACATAGTGGCAAGAACAGGAGGTATAGGAAATAGTAGAAATTTTAGTAATCCAGATTTTACTAATGACAAAATATTTACTAACACACAGAAAATAAAAACTACTTTGTCAGCACAAGAAATATTAGAAAAAAATAGAGACATTTATTTTGAAAGAGTTGAAATTGATTCTCGTCCATGGTTCAATCAAGAAAGAAAACTAATGAATTTTACCAAAATAGAAATGAATCTGTCAGAACCACACGGCATTACATTATGGCAAAAAATCAGAGCGGCGGCCGCAAACAATGAATTTTTAAATCATCAAAATGCTCCTTTTTTATTGACAATCGAATGGAAAGGGTTTGATAGTAAAGGAGTCGAAGTACCAGATTCAACCACTGTAAGAAAACTTCCAATTTATTTGACGCAATCAACAATGAGTGTAAATGCAGGCGGAACAGTTTACAGTTTGACAGCAGTGCCATGGAAAGATTTTGCAAAAACAAATGCATTTTTGTACACAAGAGGATCAGGATCAATTAAAGGCACAGGTACACAATTGCAGACTTATCTTACAAATTTTGCAAACAGTTTGAACAACAACATGAAAAAAGAAACACAAGAAACGCCCGGTGCACCTGCCATACGGGAATACCCAGACACTTATATTATTACAGCAGATCCTAGTATAGGAGGGCAAAAAGGCACAGCAGAATATGAAGACTATTTTACTGCAATATATTTTGATTCTGCAGGCGAAGGTGTCTTTAATGACTTTGGGCAAAGCAGATTAAAAGGTGCTGATTATAAAGCAGGACAAAGTATTGCAAAAATATTAGAAGATTTTGTAAAACAATTTCCAGAATATAGCGATCTTGCCGCTCTCTGTGAAAAATATTGGAAGGATGTGGAAGGGGCACAATCATATGATGACAATCAACAAATGCCTACTCCGTGGGTACCATGGTTCAAAATTGACACAACAGTGACAGTACATCCTGAATTTGATAGAAAATTAAAATCACATCGTAGAACAATTCATTATCATATAAGACCATTTTTAATCCATGTTGCAAATTTTGCTCGGGCAGGATTAGGCGGATATGACAGTTGGGGCAAGTATACAAGAAAAAGATATGATTATATCTACACAGGAAAAAATTTAGATATATTGGATTTAGATATCAGTTACAACAGTGCCTATGCTCTTGCTAAAATTGTTGACGATGGCGAAGCAACAACAAGAAATTCAATTGCAGATTTTTTTTACAAAATAAAACAGTGGTTTGGTGGATCGCGTTTTCCTGAGCCAAATCTACCCTTACAAGAATTTCCTAGTATCAGTTCTGGTTCTCAAGATTCAATTTTTAAACTTGAAAATTTTGCACAGACGCAACAATTTTATGATTTTTTAACAAATCCACCTGGGGATATGGTTTCAGTTGAAATGCGGATTATGGGCGATCCAGCCTTTATAGGCCAAGATTGTTTTTTGCCAATGCCTACACCACCAACAAGCGGAACTTATCTTGCAGATCAGCAGATTGCGTCAATCAAAGGAATTGAATGGGATGAAAATTTACAAAGTTTTAATTTTGATAGAACTGAATGTAACGTGAGATTAAATTATATTTTTCCAGATGATTTTGAAGAAAACACAGGACTGTATAAATTCAATCAAGGAGACACACCTCAATTTTCTGGACTATATAGAGTAAACGGAGTTACTAGTGTTTTTGAAAATGGACAGTTCACACAAACTTTACAAATGACAAGGCATTTAAATCAAAACAATCCATCTGATGTGGAAACGGAGGAAAGTAAAACTAAAAAACCATCAGAATCACAATACACTGAAATAAAACCGGAGTCTGCATAATGGCCATAACAGCACCTTTTAGTAACACAAAAAAAATTGGTAAGGATGAATCTTATACTGATATAGATTCAGGTCCGTTTATTGCAATTGTAAAAGATAATGTAGATGCAACTTACATGGGAAGATTGAAAGTTGTTATTCCTGCACTTAATAAAGGCAAAGAGGCTTTTGAATCTGAATTAATTACTGTTCAATATCTTCCTCCTTTTTATGGCGCTAAAAGTCCAGATTCAGTTAATGAAACAGATATAGCAAACTTTGTTAGTTCACAACATTCTTATGGTATGTGGATGGTACCACCTGATATAGACACAAAAGTTTTAGTAATTTTTGTTGAAGGAAAAATTTCTGAAGGATATTGGATTGGTTGCGTACAAGAGCCATTTATAAATCACATGACACCAGGTATTGCTAGTTCAACAAATACATTTAGTCCCGTAATAGGAGATACCGATGTCACAGATAAAAATGCATCTTACGGCACAGACAATTTGCCTGCTGGTGAGGTTAACAGAGGACAATTTAAAACTTTGAGAACAGCAGGATTTGATAAATTGGGTAAACCAATTCATCCTTTTGCAGAAACTCTTAAAAACCAAGGCCTTGTTCAAGACGATGTAAGAGGAAACACAACTTCATCTGCAAGAAGAGAAACACCAAGCAATGTTTTTGGTATTAGTACTCCCGGACCGATTGATCAACGTTCAACAAAAATAGATAGTCTCGGACCAAAAGATAAAAGCAAAAAAATTAAAACCACAAGAAAAGCCGGACATACTTTTGTTATGGACGATGGTGATATACAAGGACAAAATCAACTTATTAGATTGAGAACCAGTTCGGGCCATCAATTATTAATGAATGATTCAGCAGGTGTTGTGTATCTAGCCAATAGTGAAGGCACAGTATGGATGGAATTTTCAAACAATGGCATGGTTGATGTTTATGCTCAAACAGGTTACAACCTGCGTTCAGGAGCCGACATAAATTTCCACGCAGAAGGTAACATCAACATGTATGCAAACAAAAATGTTAGAATCAAAGCCAATGAAGATTCTGGAACAAATGAATCAAAAGGTTCTGTAAGTATAGATGGTGCTAATATTAAACAGTTTGCTACTGAAAATATAAGACAACAAGGAAATAATATTTTTACAAAAGCAATTAAAAACATCACAGGTGACGCAGGTGCAAAAAATATTCAACAAGGTATCAACAGAGTTGACTTAATAGGCGGACAAGTGCATTTTAACAACTATCCAACTATTAATAATTTAGTAGACCCAATGAGTAGAACATCTTTTAGTCAACCATACGGTACAGGCACTAAACTTGACAACTATCCAGACGTAACACTTCAACCATTAGGCAATATCTATAAAATTGATAGAGCGTTGCCAAGTTTATCAGGTATGCGTGTACCAACCCATGAACCATTCTGGGGACATCAAGATAACGCTCCTGCTTTTGGTTCAGTTGGCGGTACTAATACGTCAGTAGGCACAGCAGGATGGATTGAAAATCAAAATAGAAATGCAGACCTTATGAGTATAAAGTGGGCTCAATATCGTGAAGACTTAAATGCAGAACTTAATAAAAATCCAAACGGTAGCGTGACAAGTTTGACAAGTGTTTTCAACGCAGGATACAGTAAAAAATATAGTGTAGACAACAATTTTTTAACTGCCAATGTAGACGGTTATCTAAATCTAGGACAAGGAGCCTACGAAACTTACAACAATCTTTCATCAAAAATTACAAATAATTCAAATGACAATTTGACTAGTGTATTGATCAATGAGGCAGGTGTGTTATATACAAAGAATGCAAACCAAATAATAAGAAACACAGTCACTAACAAAGTAACAGGCAACCTTAATAAAACTGTAAACACTGTAAACAAAGTTGGTGTACTTCTTTCTGATCAACAAGTAACAAACACTGTTCAAGGTATTGTTCCTGGTTTAAGAACTACAACCAACACATATAACAATCTTTCTAAGGTGACAGAAACTTACAAAAATGTTGTAGGTGGCAAAGTTACTGCTGTCACCCAAGTAAATTCAGCGGTAAGTACATTCAGTAACAGTGTAGTCAAAAAAGTAGGCAGTGTTGCAAAAAGCATAGGTAAAGTATTTGGATTTTAATAATGGCAGAAGCAGATAACAGATATCTAAAAGGGCAATCAACTTTCAAAGGTTTTAGTTCGAGAGCAGAACAAACCAACTATAAATTGTATGATTTTGCTCTTATAAAACAAGATCTTTTGAACAGACTCAGTGTGAGAAAAGGTGAAAGAGTAGAAAATCCTGAATTTGGCACAATCATTTACGATGTGCTGTTTGAACCATTGACAGAAGGCCTTAAACAGGCAATTGCTGATGACATTACTGCCAATTTAAACGCTGATCCTCGCCTACAAGCAGAAGACATAATTGTGCAGGAATTTGAACAAGGAATATCTGTGCAGGCCACAATCAGATTTGTTCCATACAATGTTGTGGAAAAACTAACATTTAGTTTTGACGAAAATAGCACACTCCGTCTATCTTAATATACGCACTTTATATAAACCATAAATATTCATACAAACAGTATGGCCACAACAGATAGACAGAACAGACTTTTAGTTGCTGAAGATTGGCGGAAAATTTA